CGGCGCGCCTTCCTCTTCGGATCGATCAGCGATACCGCTTTATGAAACGCATCCACTGCATCCATATCCGCCGCGTTACCGTGTAAATCCGACGCAAAAATAAACTCATCCATCGTGCCTCCGGTACCTGACACTACTCCAACGGCGTACCCCCATAGCTGGTCGGTCGGGCGTAACTGGACGGGCGTCGGAATGCCCATGTTGAATCCCCGTCGCCGTAGGGACGGTTACGGGCCGGCGCCGCACGAGCGTCCAATCGCTTGGACCGTGCCAATGCGGCCTGATAAGCCGCCTCATGAATACCGATCTGATCGTTACGCAACCGTTCGGCCTCCGCCAACGCGGCCTCCAAGATCGCATGGTCGTGTTGGAAACCGGCGACGCTGACATCGGTTGCATTGGCCAGTGCCTGTGGAAAACGCTTGTAGATCGCAGTGACTACTTCGCCGCCGGTCGGTTCCGGCCAGAACAATGCTTCCCAACGACGGCCATCGGACGCCGTCGTCGTATTAATCGGGCGGAACGCGACATACGTCGGAGTACCTGAAGTACGTGCGCCGGCCCTAAACTCCCGGATTTCGGGTTCGGATACTTCTTCGATGGTAATTCGTGGCCCGTTTTCGTCATAAGTGAAAGGCGCCTTTAGCAGCCCGTAAAAGTCGTCGGGCAAGTAATAGCGCCATGCCATGCCCCCCGGATTACGCGCCCCGGCGTAGTATAAAATATCCCCAGCCCCGATACTCGAAGGGACTGCTGTAAACGTAAACACGCCGGTCGCACCCGTGTAATCGGCTACGTCCAGTTCGTAGTACATACGAGTCCCGGTATCGTACAGGCTAATATTCCAGCCGTTGAAATGGTCGTCGGGAAGCAACCCGGCAAGGGATGCCACAGTCACTGTGGTCGCCGAAGCTGACGTAATAGAGCCAGAGGATTGCGATACAAACCTGACAGAAAGTGGGACATTCAAAAAGCTCCATTTGTCATTCTCGCTTAAAAAACGTCGATATCCATCATTGACCAGACGACCGACCAGATCAAGGTCGTGCGAGTCGGTCGGCAAACTAGCGACACCACCGGTAATCGGTGCAACGCCAAGATACTCTGCCACACGAATACGCAATGCGGAGTACGTCAGTCGCAGAGTCGGGTCAGCCATTCGAACACCTCATTCGTTACTAAAAAGCCTGCGTCGCGTACGACGCAGGCCGGAGGCATCCCGCCCGGTTACACGGACGGGCAGTTACTTACGCGGTACGGTACGGTGAGTATGCGTCGCCGTATCATACTTCTTCGTCAGCCTTGGCTCATTACCTTTTCGCGTCGCGTTATAAATCTTGGCTGCTCGCGTCTTTGCATCCGACAAAGGCACCCCTTTTTCTACCAACGAGTCACGGACCGCTTCGTAACGAGCGGGCATATTTCACCACACGCCCTTCTGACCGAGCCAGCACAAAGCGTAGCCCGGCAGTTACGCCGAGCTACACCGGGAAAAGGCTAAATCTTCTGAACCAAGATTGCCACGTTAGCGTCTGCCGTCTGAGCTTCCAACGCCCGGAACAGGTTTTCGCCCAAGGCCGCAGTTCCTGCCACCAGTGCGCCCGAAGTCGCATCCGGTTCGAGGACCGCACCAGCAGTTACGTCAGTAACCCCATTCACCTCGGCGCGTACAACGTCGCCGGGATGGGGCACATACAGATCAACATAGCACGGGCCCTGCTGACCTGCCGATGACGGAGTCACAATGCCCGCAAAACGGGTCACGTTGTTGGCGTTCAACGCTTCGACCGCATACCCAAGACGGAGCTTGGGGTCGCCGTTCGTTGGGGCGTCGTGGTCCAAACCAAGCACTTGGCCGCTACGCAGGACAGTCGTACCGATGAAGTATCGGCGAACAACCTTCACGTCCGACGGGGCCGAATTGTAGTTAGGTAGAGACATAGGTTTCCTTTCTTCATTGGGGGGCTGAAACCCAGCCCCCGGTTACATACTCGACACCGACTAGTCAGCCAGAGCCTTGTGAATCACAAAACCGGCTTCACGGACGTTCGTGCAGAAGTACTGGTAACTTCCGTCAATGAACGTAACGATGACGTTATGGGTTTCCACGTCCATCATAGGTTCGCTTTCACGGAGCCAATCGCCTTCCTGCACAATGGGGAAGAACTTAGCATGGTTGACGCCGTATACCGGATCGGACGTATCCGAATCCAATACGGGGGCGTACAACAGCGGAACACGGCGGAACGCCGTTACACCGTGGAAGGCAGCCAGATCGGGACCGAGCTTCTCGCTCCCCACGTTCTGTGACTGAACCAGTTCTTCCAGTTGGGTCAACGTCGAAAGATTGGTGTAAATCTTAAAGTTCGACTTTGGCCCGCTCTCCAAGTCCTTTGCCAGCATGGGTGACTGGAACGAAGTAGCATGGAAAGCCCGACGCAACTTACGGACCAAATCCGACGTAGACACCGACGCATACACGTCCGCGTAGTTGCGCCAACGCGACTCTGCGGTCGGATTAATCCCGCCTTTATCGGTCAACACATCAGTGCCGCCAGCACCGATACCGCCACCGAAGCGGATACGACGACCAACGAAACCGCCACCGTTGGCAACGGAGTCGATTGCCGCATTGTACCCGGCACCAGCGGGCGGGATCGCCTTGCTCAACCAATAGCTCAGTCCACGGGGGTTGAGGTCGTCGGACGGAGACGCTGGGGTGCCCCAACCAGTCCGTTCCAACAGGTTCGCCAAACTCACCAAACCATCAACCCGGCGGCTCTTAAGAAGCTCGATGTATCGAGCCGGAGCCCGGTTCCGCAGGGCTTCACGGCGTTCAATCGCATAATGCGACTGGACCTGAACCCACGGAGCCGTGATCTGCGACTGCACATCGGCCACGCCGATCGCCGTCTTTTGATAGAGGCGAACGTGCTGAGCCGTACCCGAATCATCCAGAATGATATTACGCTTAATGCTCGTACCGGATTCGGCCTGCACCTTTTCGTTTTTAAACCACTGATTGACGATCAAGTAGTTTTGGTAATCCAAAGCCACTTCAAAGTCAAGATCAGGCAGGTTCTCCAACGTCGTTCGTTGCAGATCGATCAGGTCACTGTTACTAATACCAGCCATGACTTACTCCCCGATTATGGGTTAAACTTTCTGATACACTGAGTCAGTCAATACCCAACTCAGCCAACCGACGCGAATAGGCTTCCATAGCGGTCGCCTCAGACCGTTTCACACCACGGGCTTCAGGGTTAACCCTCGCCGTCGGGCGGGCAGTGGTCTGCTTCGCACGTTTCTGCACCGCCTGCACTACCTCTTTCCGCGCTTCGGCCTTCACCGCGTCACGGGCAAGGATGTAGTGGGCATGGTTCAGTGCCTGTGACACGGACATTGACCGTCCTTGTGCCAGTGCACCGGCCCGAATCTGGTCCGCCAAACTTGCTAACTCCTGCCGACGATTGTACTGTTCAACCGTCAATGCGTTCACATTGTCGGCGTTCCCGTACAGCGTCGGGTGTTTGGACGCCAGATCACGGATCACCGTGTTAGCTTCCGCCGCCACGGTCTGCAACTCCTGCGCCCTTGCGGCCTGCTCAGCCCGCATCAGGCGTTCTTCCAGTGCCAGTTGCTTGACTAAAAACTGGTCACGAACCACCTTCAGCAGGTTAGCCGCGTGTTCGCCGTTTTCCTCGGCGAAACGCTTCAGTGCTTCGTCCGATAATTCGGGAGGGAGCACTGAGGTCGGGGCGGGCGGGACAGTAGCGGCCACGTTCTGCGCCGGTGCAGGCTGGTTATTGCCGGGGACGGACGCAAGATACTGGCGGGACTGTTCCGCAAGTGCAACTGCAAACGATTCAAACGTCTCGCGAGCCAACTCCGGGTCTGCCGCAACGAGACGATCGATTTTCTCATCCGACCAGCCAAAGTCTTTGGCAACGGCACGGAGGTCCGGGTCAAACCCGTCATCCTTTTTTACCGCCGCATCTGACCCAGACTGGTTTACTGTATCCGACGGAGTCTCAGACGCCGATACTTCACCGTCCGGAGCAGTCGGATCAGCCAAACCCTCTTGTTCGAGTTCGTCCGCCTGCTGCTGGGCTTCCGTATATACCGGCGCCTCTGAAACCAGCTCTGCCGCAGCTTCTTTATCACGTCCTTCATCAAAGAACGCCTCAACCGCACTCATCGCTGCCGCATCGCTTTTTTCATTCCTAGCCATGTTTACAAGCCTCCATAGATTCTATGGTACCACACAATGTCAAGATAGTCAAGATAGAAAATCTATAAAATCATCCGTAATCCGCATACCCCAATTCTTTCAACACTTTTTTACGGTGCGCAACCGATTTAATCACCATGCGCCCGTCCGGGGCAAACTCGTGATGTGGAAACCGGCGGCGGGCCTCGTCGATCTGTGATGGATGGACCCCCAACGCCTCAGACAAATATGCCCCCTTCTTCCCCGACGGGATACAGCTACGTGCCCCGTAGTCCCTATACATCTCCCGCCCACACTTTTCGCACATCACCGGGTCACTGCATCGGGAAACCCGGCGGTACACTTCAACTGCATGTCCACAATCGCACACAAAGTCGTATAAGGGCATATCAACCTCACGGATTCAGCATGGCTAACGCCCGCGCGCTTTGTACATCGTTCGCGGCCTCCTGTTCCGCCTGTGCCTGTTCCGTCGGGGGCGAAATACCTCCGGTCGGACCGTATGCTGACGGATTAGGCTGGTTCGGATTGAACTGCACATCGGCTGGAATAAGGGGCATCGTTGGGAGCGCCTTACCAGAATCCCCGGTCCGTGCCGACAGCTCCAGCTTGATCTGTAGCCACCGCCGCATCTCCGGCAGATTCAACCATTCGTCCGCGTCATCAATTCCAACCTCACGAGCAATACGCGTCAAATACGCGGCTACATTGAACCCCGGCCCTAACATCTGCGCCGCCTGCGCGGCCGCCGGGATCACGTTGGTCGCAAACTCCAGCTTACGGCGCAAACTAGTATTGGGGTCAGGACGCGCCATCGAGAACGGCTCGATCGAGATATTATAGTCAAACCATTCCCCTTTACGCATCTCCGGCGAATAAATCTCCTGCCGCTCCACTCCCTGAACCCGACGAATCAAGGGCAGCTCGATCAAAGGGTCGGTGTGGAGATAGAAGCCCACATCGTGTAAGACCTCTGCCGCGAACGCATACACCGCGTTCTGCATGTCACTGATACGAACGCTCGTATTTGCTTGTAACAGCTGGGCCTGCGTCGCCGTCGGGGCGGACGATCCTGAACCGCTCAACAGGTCCAGCGAACCGGCCTGTTCTGAGAAGTTACGCTTGACCCATTCCATCCATGCGTACGACTGCTCTGACGCCCCGCCATATTCCACTTCCTTGATCTTGTTCAAATCCGAGACCCGAACGGTTTCACCGTCACTGGCATCAGCGATCTGCTCAACGTCCTCTTCCGCATCGTCCTCATAAGCCAGCACCCGTTTATTTCGCTCCGCCTGACGGGCCAGCTTACGGGCAATCCGATTGCCCAACAAATGCAGGTCATACCAAATGCCGGCCGGGGCCAGTGGAATCAAGTTGTCAGGCACCGACGCAAACCCTAACATATGGTAGGGCCCGGTTTCCGGGCCGTCGTACTCAATGTCACGGATGAATCGGTCAAACGTCATGTTTTTGGCATAGGGCATCGTTACGATGCGCTGCTCATGCGGCAACCAGATCTCAACCAGATCAACGTAACGACGGGGTTCGTCGGACCCAATCTTCGACGATCGGCTCAAATCAGACGCCCGATCCGTCTTTCCGATCGAACCAACATGTTCCGCCAACGAATTCAATAGGTCCGGATCACCGTACCCAACTTCCAACAAACGGTCCACGTCAGCACGATACCGATGCCCAATAAACGCCTGTTCATCCCATTGTCGGGCCATCGGGTCCAGAATCATGTCGTCCGGATCGACCCGTTCAGCGTACGGCTCCCCGACGTTTACGTCCACACCCTCGATACACACAACCTTGTTTCCAACCGCCAGTCCGGTTTTAATAAAACCAGCAAAAAAGATGGCGTCCACAATCGCCATACGCAGTTCGTCCTTAAACCGCATGCGCTTGGACGCCTCACTTAAAGCATCACTCAATACTTCGGCGTACTCACGATATGCTAGTACCGAAGTCGATGCGCGAGCCCGTGGGTCATTAAACACCAGATTGGGTACTAGCGTCGTTACTGCCGAATACATCATATTCAGCGGTGACGCCTTCGACGCCTCCTCATCGACCCGCGACGTATTCCGATAGAACCGGCCCACATATTGCGACAAAAACCGGATGCGGTTATGACGATACGACTCCAACTTCCCAAAGCTGGCCTCAACCAGCTTACTCAGTCGAGACGGCGTTAACTGCATAACCACTCCATAAAAAGTAAAGCCAGTGTACGGCTACTCACCGTACACTGACCACGAAAGGTAGGACGCAACAATCAATCCTTGGGGTACGGCGAAACGCGAATCGACAGGAACTGATTCCCTTGCTTGGACTCTTTAAACCACGCCGCCAAACGGGCTTCCACCAGCCCGTCATCGTTGACCTCGAAATCCTCTGATCGAATTGTAATTCGACCGGTCCAGTCAGGTCGGGCATCATTCCCTTCCTTATCGTTCACAAACAAAACACCACGATTGGCATTGTCGTAAGTTTTCCCATCCGACTTTGCCGATTTCACCGACTTGGCCACATGCCTCCTTTGTAAAACTGTATCTATTCTACCCCTCGTTTTATCAGTCGTCAAGCTCTATTTAATGTTTTTTTATAAAAATTATCGATCCCACGCCTGTTTCTCCCGGTCACGAGCACGGACCACACGTTTCCGTCGGTCCGCAAATGACCCAAACGGGGCCCGTAGCGACTCTTCTTTAATGACCGAGGGCAGATCTGCTGCACCCAATACGGTCAGAGCATCCGCGATCACGTGGTCGCCGTGCGTCGCGTTAGCACCGCCCTCTTCCCGTAACGACCGGCCCGGCACGATACGCCCCGACACATCGAATACGTAGTCTAACGCCTCATCCAGCGCCTCGTGGCAGTGGTTAATAGTGTGCCCGGTTTTTAGTGCTTCCCGGTACTCGCCCACCAACAGTAGTTTACGAGACGGTGATGAGTGCCACCCCCACCGACGAGTTGGAGAGTTGTCAGTGGTGTCGTTTTTCTGATAGTACATCGCCGGATAGGCCAAAGACAGCAGTTTCCGTCCGAACTGCATACCCGGCCCGTTTTTCTCAAATACGATGTACGGCGGTTTAGTCCCGCCAAACCACGCGGCCGCAAAGGCCACAATTTCAGCAAACGCCTCCGGCGGGGTGTATGCGTCCCAAAACTTGGCCAGAATACGGCCGGTCTTCTGGCTCCGTACCGAACACACGCTGTTACTCGATCCAGTGCCCCCGCTAATATCACATCCAAACACGTACCGATCGTCCTGCGGGGGGCGACCGTCGATCAGGTCGAACCACAAACGCCACGGCAGAGTCGCCCCTTCAGTAGAGAAATAGACAACATCCAATACCGGCACTGACCCCCGCAGCGCCTTACGCAGCATTGCTTTTTTGACCGAATCTGACTGATCCGCATTAAATACCAGCGTACCAGTTAGGTCCGGCTGGCGGGCGAAAGTCTCACGGTGTTTGGCGACTTCCTCGGCACAAAACACCATATCGCCGACACGGCCATGCTCCATGTCAATGTTTTGGGCAACGTCCCGATTCGAGCGACGCTGTTTTTGTTGCTCCCGCCATGGCGATGTCCACACGACCTTGCCCGTATCCGGGTCAACGATCTGGCGGGCATCCTTCCCTTTCTCCGGGTGGCGCCACCACGGCAGCTCAATGATCACTGCCCGTTTGGCCCGATAGATCTTGGTAAACTGGGCATTGGGCGGTCCGGGGGTTGAGTTAAAGATGCGACACGCGGTCGTGTCCGCCGTCGCCAGATCAATCGCCTCGCCGTTGGGGACACGGGCAAACTCGTCCAATAGGATTGCCGTAGAGCGGCTCGCCTGCCCCGCGTTCTCGTTGGTCGATTCACCGTCGATTACCGACCCGTTGTCCCGGTTCTCCAGATGCATGTACGTGTCCCGTACGTTAGCCGGCTGCATCCAGTTCGGTTGCCATCGCAGCAAGTATCGATGCTTCTCAAACAAGGAGTCCATTGAGCCGCGACGGTCAACCAACGACTCCTTACGAGACAGCTCCAGAAATGACGTGTTACCGCGAAACTGCCAAAACCATTGGATCAGGGCAATCGTCAGCCACGACGCCCCCATGTCGCGGCTTTTGTTGATGAGCACGTCCTTACCACGTTCGATACAGTCGAGTAGAGTCAATAGCGCTTCGTCTTGGACTTTCCATGTAATGAACGGTACATGGGTCAGATTACCGGTCAGGGCAATCTCAGTACCGTCCGGATTGACCCGTTTGGGTCGATAGGTCCAGCCAAAGGCATTGAGCCAGAATAGCGGGGATTTGGCACACGCGGCCAGAATACGGCGTCGATTCATCCGCGACGACTCGGCGACTGACACCAACTGCTTTCGCCATTGTAGATTCAGGTCCAGCCGTTTTGGAATGATCGCCCCGGTAAGGGGGCAGATCATTCGATCCCCGTACTGCTCCGGGGCTGACATCAACAACGGCTCGCCCGCATCAGTCAATGATCTCTCCGACAATGGTAGCAAACGTCGCACCAGCACCTAAATCGACCGTCGGTGCTTGACCACGGGGCAGAGGAAGCCCCCACGGCAACGACAATCCGGCCCCGTTTACCGCGACAAGGTAGTTGGTTGAGTAACCAAAACGGGCAGGACCGTCGGCCGATACAGTGTACAACACAACCCGCTGCGTAGACCCTACCGATACAGAGGCCCCGTTCTCGTTCACGAGGGTCAAAGCCCCGTCAGCGGTTGCCGTACCCAACACGACCAGACCCGAAGTATACGGTCGAAACGCACAACTCATCCCTCACCATCGCTTTCCGGGACCAACCCGTTCAATGCATCCAACTGCAAATCCAACTGTTCGTCAATATGGGCATTGGTCGTTTTATTCGCCGCAGCCCGAACCGGCTTCCCTTCCAACCGGTCCAATACCGCATCAATCGCAGCCTGCGACCGGTCGTTGATCGCCTTGCGTAACAGGATACGGGCCAGTGCCTCGTTACCCGTCATCTCCGGCGTAATGTCCGCGTCTACAGACGTTCCGACCGGGAGCCTAAGTAGCCTTTGGAGTTCAGAACGGACAGTTCCGTCTCCGGTGTATTCTCCGGTACCGTCCTCAGGTCCACGTACCCGTCCAGTGTCTTGTACTGCAGCGGTACCAAATAGCCGGACGACGCCATTGACCGAAGAACCTCCTGTCGGTGTACCCGACAATACCTCTCGGACCGATGCTGAGTCGGTCTGTTGCACTTTTCGCACCTTTTTCCCATTACTTGCCATCCTATCCACTTCGGGGGATAACCACCCCATTACAACGCCCAGCGCGGGGCCAGAAACGGCCCTGCGCGGGCCTGATTAACCTCCGGACGACTTCTGAGTCATCCACACTTCAGCAACGCCTCTAATAGCCTTTAAACGCAAACTAGGGGCATTGGATGAATACCATCTGAACTACGCCGGAGCGATACTCCTTACCACTCCGGCGTAGCCCAATCGTCTACCAGTTACGCCGGTAAACACCACGGGACTATCTTCAGACTGTACCGAGTCCAAGTTGCCCGGAGCTAACGGAACCTCACGCACCTACGCTATGTTGGCCGTACTAGCTCCACCAATAATCTACACCGACACCCACACCATGTCAAGCTGTTTCTTTGTTCTTTTTCGAGGACCAACTGTTTAAACAAGAGTTAATCTCCCCCCTTTCTCCCCTACTCTTAGTTTATACTTATTTACCCCTCTATCCCCCCTCTTAAGCTATACTTTTTATAACAGGTTGAATATGCTCTACATGCCCTGTACTTCTGTAACCTATGTGTATCCCTTGTACACCTATGGTTCAATCCATATGCCCCATATAAGCAGGGCATATAGAGCATATTCCCCTTATTCCATCCAAATGCGGGATACAGCTAAGTCATGCCTAACCGCCAAGTTAGGCATGACTTAGCGATCCATATAACCATT